GGATCCCCAAAATACCAGAAAGCGTTAAACAATTCCTTCACAAGGAGATCCCGCCCTGACTTCTCATACCATTCCCGCTGCGTGTCGAAAAGCCATTCGTCTTCCGCCTCCGGCTCTATATATACGCTTTCGCTCATCACGGCCACTAGTGCGTTTACCGCACTCATATAGGATGCTCTAAGCTGACACTGCTTTTCTTTTAGATTCTCACAAAGCTTGTCATATGATTTTTTATATCTTGTCTGCAGCTCATCCATGGGTACTGACTCTTCGTTTTTCTGCTTCAAGGCTTTCAGCCGCCTCACTTCCAGAAGCAGCCCATAGCTATCCATCCAGTATGCACCCCGCTTTCTTATAACTTGTTTTTCTTCTCCTGAATTGATTTTCACAGAACTGTATGTTGTCCACATAGTCGTAACAGACTGCTGCCTGCTTTCCCTCAAATACCCTCGCCACCCTGCCGATGCTTTGCGTCACCACTGCGTAATCTTTTTTGGGCGTCGTCAGGTACAGCCGGTCAAGACGCGGTATGTCCAGACCTTCCTTTGCCAGATTGTATGAAGCGAAAAGGAAGTGTTTCCTTCCGGAACGCATGTCTTCAATTGCCTTGATACGCTCCGCCCTGGCTCTCTTCGATGTCATTTTCCCGTCAATCATGGAACTGGTACAACGTAGCCCCTCCGGCAGAAGATTCCTCAATGTTTCAAGGTGTTCCAACCGGTCAGATAAGATGAGGTTGAAACAGTCTTTATTATTTATCAAATCATTTGCTATGCTCTGGTTTCGCTCCTTGTTTCCCGTCAGGTACGGGATCAGCTTATTGTAGACCAGTGTCCCATCGGTGTCCTGACAGGCACGGTTTATCTTTATGCCGGTCTCTCTCCTTAAAACTTTTACCTGCATCGTTCTTGATGCAACCACCGTATCCGGCACTTGATGAACGATTTCCCCCAATATGGCAAATGTACATTTTATCAATCCGTCTGCTCTGTGCACGGTAGCGGACAGGCCATATTTATGCTTTGCCGCAAGGCTGCTCATTACTCTGTAGAACATCTTTAAGCTTGTCGGGGTTCCTGACACCCTGTGGCACTCATCCACGATGATCACGTCCCATGCGTATTTAAACTTGTCCAGATCCGTCTTTGACAACGTCTGCACCGTTGCGAATGTTATGTGACTGCCAATGTGTACTTTTCCTGCCGTAATCCTGCCAAGTGTTTTTTCAGGGAAGTACAGTGCCGCCCTCTCATACGACTGATTAAGCAGATCCTGCGTATGCGTCACCCATAAAGCCTTCCTTGAGAGTTCTGCCGCCAGGGCGATCCCCATCTGCGTTTTGCCGGAACCGCATGGGCTTTGCAGTATGCCCGCCCCTGCCTTTTTCAACGCCTCCACGGCAGCTTCCTGATAATCGTACAGGGGAAGCCTGCCTTTGTATTCTTTAAGACCGTTATCGGCCAGGTCCTGCTCTATCAGCGTGTCCTTCTTTATAAACTGCCTTAACTGCTTTCCCGTACCGGTAGGCACTACGATTGTTTCTCCGTCCACATGGTAAAGGCTAAGCTGCGCCGGCGTATTGCCCGTCCATAATCCCATGCGTACTTTTTTTAAATACTCCGGATTCGGAATGTTTAAATTCCCTCTCACCCAGTGCACTACTTCCGGCGTCGGATTCTGGATTGAAATCTCGTTACTGATTTTGATTTTCATCATATCACCCTTTTATCCAGCCGGTCCCTGGCAGTCAACCATGATTCCATTCGCCGTGAATATTTCATTAATTCTTCCTCCTTCACCTGCCTTGCACCGTTTTCATGCATAATTTCAAGCATCCTGTGGGGCGTCAGGTATATGGCATTATTCATCCTGATTGCAAACAGTCCCGGCTTATTCCCCGTCTCAGCCCACAGCTTCATTGCGTTGTGCTGATTTTCCTCTATCCGGCTTAGTTTAAATACCCCATCCCGGCAATCCTTGCAATCGAATACATATGTATGCCCGTTCCTTGCCGCTATCACGTCAAATGGCTGACCGTTCTGGTTATCCTGCATTAAGTGTGCCCAGAAGCCATGTTCGTAGAGCTGCTGCGCAAACTCTTTTTCAAATGCTGTTCCATTGCTTTTATTACTCATCGCTACCTCCTAATCCGAAAGTCTAACCTTTTTAAGTTCCCGTCTAACTCAAAAATTAACAAAAAAACATACTCAAAGCCGCTATTTTACTGATGGTCTAACCGTCTAACCGAAAAACCGCTTGCATATCTATATATTTATATTGCAAATTTCGCACATGCCCAAATTTAAGCTCCTATACGTAGTGTATAAACAGGTTAGACTGGTTAGACAGGTTAGACTCTATATATAAAGCCCCTATCCATGCGGTTTCAAGGGTCTAACCATGGTCTAACCTTAATGCTTTCAGGTTAGACTTTAGTTAAATGGCAGTTCCATCTGCTCATCCTCAATCGGCATAAATTCGTCATTGTCAATGTCGGTTTCCAAAGTTATTTTTATGTAGCTTGCCTTGATCCCAAAAACCTTTGTACTGTGGATATATTTTCCTTGGGAATTACGCTTTATCTGCTCGCGCTCTGCCCATTTTTTACTTACGGCGGTATAATCAAATCCATTTTTATTTAAGAAATCAACCAGCACGTCCTTGTTGATTATGGCGATCCCACTTTCCACCTTTCCCCAGACTTCCCCCTTATTAATGGAATTATCCTCCTTGGGATCCTCGAACCGTACTTGGTTCTTTGCAATCCAATTAATAATGCCCGTATAAGCCCTTTCCGCTACGTCTATTTCCTTGGAACCCTGCAGATATCTTTCGATATCGGCAATCTTTAAAAGATCATCTTCCGGAAAGAAAAGTTCCGTGGCGATGTCGTCCGCCAGTAATACGCAGCTCATGGCCATGGCTTGTTTGTCTGTAGTATCCAACTTGCAGATTTCATCAAAATAAGTTTTATACCGTTCTACAATCTTTTTTGTTTCCGTATTCTGTATATATTTAACGAACTCTTTGCCGGCAAATCCAAAATTTTCAGCCATCATGGTGCTTACGTAATGACCATCATCCACCAGCTTGTCATCTATGGCGATTTCAATTACCCGGTTCTTGGATCCGCCTCCTGAATTCGACTTGGTGATCGGCTCCTCTCCCGTAAGCAGGAAACTGTTTTTCCATGTCCTGGTTTCTTCCACTCCACCATAAGCTTTTGCACGTCCGCGATCCACGCCTTCCGTGATCTGATAGATTAACTGATCGAAATTCCCATTCCACTTATCCTTTATGGTCTGCAATTCATCCCCGGCGAATGGAATGGAGCATAAGAAAGCCGCATTTCTCATAATTGCGTTTTTGGTCATGTTCATGGTCTTAACCAGGCCTCCCAACCTGGGATTTCCCCAGACGGACATAGCCACCATGAGCGCCACTGTTTTACAGGTTCCGGTTGCGCCCCATACGTGCAGCACAAAGGGCAGCACCCCAAGAGGCTCTAACAGTGCGCTTGCAAGACTGGCCGCCATCATCATGCGGAGAGGTATGTTTTTCCTCCATTTACCGCATAGCTCCTTCCATGTATCAAAACTGCCTGCCGTTTTAATGTTTTTAAATATAACCTCGTAATCCGGATCGCCCTCATATCGGATATCGCTTGCATATGGCGTAAATTCCGTTCCAACCCAGCCGAGCCTGTTGATGGATTTCTTTGGGGCGAGCTGTACCGGATTCATTCCGACGCAATCGCTGATAAACCGAACAAGATACTTTGCATTTTCTGTCGTCACTTCAATTCCCTGCTGGCTTAAAACATCCACTATCTTACTTGAATTAGCGCAAATACAACGATCCACCGTAATTTTCTGCCAACAGCCGCATTTAAAGAAAGCAAGCGTTATTCGTTCCTCATTCGTATCAACATTCTTTAGTATTTCTATCGGTATGATTGGATGGGGGCTGGCAATTACTCTCGTGGGTATTCCTCTTTGATCCCATTTTTGCTTAGTCACTCCGGTATCCCTTGCGTTCCATTCCCCGCAAACGAGCTTGAGCGGCTGTTCCGTGAATTGGGTCTCATTACCGGTCTGCTTCATCTTTTGTACATAATCCATGATAAATGCCTTATATATGTTGTCGAACTCCCTTGCACGTTTCAGCATCCTTGCTTTCGCTTTTAGCGCCTCTATATATTGTGTCCTCTCCACGATGTCCTCTATCTCAAAAATGTTGTAGAATACCTCATCGGGAAATGGCTGCCCCGGTTCCATTGCATCCATGCCAGCCAATAACTCGTTTCCTGATTGCTCCAATCCGCCTCACCGCCTTCTTGTCCGCATAATATCTTTCCGGGCATTTTTTTAAGCATTCCAGCCTGTAATCAACAATTGATAATTCCTGCAAGGCTTCAATGAAATGCTCATCTTCCGGATTCCTGGCTGCCTCACACAGGAGCTGCCTGTAAGCCGCCAATGTGACATATGCGCATTTTACAAAGTAGTCCAGCTCTTTTCTTTGCCCTATCCTTTTTTCACGTTCCCGCTTTTCCCTGTATGACAGGGCTTCCGTCTGTATTGGGAGCGAAAAGTCTTCTATGAGTTTTAAACATGCCTCTTCATTCCTCAAGCTATAGAGCTCTGCTACAAACTTGATTGCATCCCCGCCGGAACCACATGAAAAACAATAATATCCTTTGTCATTCGCATAGATTTTCATGCTCGGATGCGCATCGTTATGAAAGGGACAGAGGCATTTGCCCCTTTCATTTACATGGAATCCATATAGCTCGGCCACCTGCCTCATGCTTAAGCTTGTCTTAACCTCCTGATAATCCTCTTTACATAAATGGAAGTTCTTCATCTGTGATACCATCCGGAACGCTCATGAATCCATTCTCATCCGGAGGCCCAAACTGCGGCATGCCGGCATTTGCCGGACCAGGGGTTTGTGGCAGTAACCTGTCTTCCGGGACTTTGGCGTCCTTAAGACCGTCCAGGCTTCTGATCTGGAATATTTTTGTGGCAAATTTTCTTTGTCCGTCCCGCGTTAAAAATTCTTCCCTTCCCATGACGGCGCCAAATTTTTTACCGACCATGGTCTTCTCATTGTTCTCAGTACCCCATGGGAATTGAAAGTTATTTGATTTCTCTATCGCCGTGATAAGGCCTTTGAAGAATGGAAGGCTGGTCCCGTCAATGATCTGCTTATGCACGCCTTTCCATTTCGCCTGAGCATCCTGTTGCCTGCTTATCTCATATTGCTTTTTATAAAACTCTTTGTTTTCGCCTTCCGCTATATCAAACAGGACTGCCACCTGCTGCCGCCCTGATTGTGTCTGGGTCATGGAGATCTGCTTGATTACGCACACATAACACCCCGGTTGCAGTTGCATGGAATCCCCCGTGAACGCCTGTGACTCGTCATATCCCTGTGGTTTGCTTATCATTTTTATACCCCTTGCCTTTCTTCATTTTTTGGGTTTGCGATTTCATAATATTCACGGATTTTCCGGTCGACATAAAGAAGGTCATTCTCAATCTCCAGGTCCTCGAACATTCCGATCGGGGACTTGCTTACCGCGCCGCCGTCTGACTGCGTGATGAATTTATGATCCGTGGAATTGCTGACGCACCTTAAAACAATGGTGAACAGCCCTTCGAGGCATATCTTTTCATCCAGCAGCTTGCCGATCGTCTTCGGCTTAATATCCCCAAAGTCATTACAATCCTCATGCATGATTATGTAAACGATCTTATCCTCCGGCAATGCGTTTACCGTAAACTGGATCATTTCCCAGAAGTTATCCGCCAAAGTGTTATACAAAGAAAATACTGCATTTCCTGCTCCCTTTGTACTGTGGTTGCTCATAAAATAATTTGTGATCAGGTACCCCGCATCGTCAATCACGACAGATTTCGCAGGAGCGGATTTCAGGGCTTTTTTTACGGTCGCGTAATCGTCCGTCACCCATCCGTTTATTCCCCCTTTAAATGGCAGCGGCTTTTTCAATACGCGCACCAGATTGAAGTCTTTCCCCACGCAAGTCCTAAGGCTCGCACTTTTTCCCGCACCTGACTTTCCAATAATCAGTACCGGTATTCCCATAGGTCACGCCTCCCCATAATTGATTTTCGTAAGCAGTTCCATCGTCTTATTTCCCGTATCGCTCAAAGACGCTGCTTTGCAGATCGCCAATGCCGAATTCTCATTTTTCCACATAAGCAGTGACCCGTCATATGTTAATGCTGACGGTCCCACGGGAGGATTTTCACCTTCCAGTTCTTTGAAATCAATAATTCCATATAAGGCTTCGTTGACCGGGATTAAGCTCTTAGTTTCGTTCACTTGAAATAAACGGTTTGTATTCCATCCGGCATCATATATGATCGGCGTTACGGTGAACGGAACCTTTGCGTCAATAAACGTCCCCGGCAAATCAAAAAATATGTTTTTTGTAATTTCATATTGAATCGGTTCGTCTTTTACCGCACGAAACATGTCGCCGCTATCCGGCAATATCCCCGTATGCTCCATCACCGCGGCTTTTACCCAGTTAGGTATATGTCCTTCATCTATCCAGACAATCCATGCATGCCCTTGCAGTACCAGGCCGCCATGTACCATTCCGACTGTCAGACCCGAGTGATTATAAGCCTCCTTGATCCATTTCTTAAATTGCGTCTTGTTTAAAAACATACAAAATCCCTCCTATTCATTCTTGCTTCTCTCTATGGCTCTCCCTGCTAATTCCAATACGATTTCGCATTCCCGGTAAGTCGGATTAAACAGGTGCCTGCTGTTAATCAATGTATTTGTCACGTCGGCCGCCGTCTTCATGATCTGATTCATCCTGTAGGGTGAAATGTCTTTTTTTTCATCCATTGCATTCCACCTACCTTATCCGCAGACTTTTTCCCCTTGGTTCTAAATGCGCCCATTCAACTTCCTTGTTTCCAAGCAGTTCGCGAATGGCCTCATTGTTTGGCACCGGCGGCAGCGGGATTAAGTATTTGCCCGGTATTTCATCTAAATTCTCCGTAATCGTCAAAGGCTGCTTTCCGCCATTTGTCTGCACGTTAAAGCTGAACAGCTCCGTCTTGAATTTCGTCTTGCCGATGAATTCAAGGTTTTTCTGCAGTGTGCTTTTTAATAATGCGCTTCTGTTTTCCAGAGCCTTTCTCCTGCCGTACAGGCGCTCCTCCTCTTGCTTTATAGCTTCCGCATCGCTCAGCATGTTCTTAATCATCTTTGCGTAATTATCCGCTTTGTCCTCTATTTCTCCCTCTATAGATTCAAGCGTGTCAAGGATCACCTGCTCATCCGTTTCCCCGTCATAAAGCATGTTTAAAATGTCCTCGTAATGCTCCGTCAGCTCATATAATTTCATTCTGCTTATCCTCCTTGCTTTCACTTTTCTTCTTTTCCCGCCATATCGCGTTTGACACTGCCGCGGTAGACAGCCCCATGTCCTCCGCTATGTCCTTCACTGCCCAGCCCGCCTTGCGCAGTGCCAGGATCTTGCCGGTATCAATCCGTCTCCCAGCGGGCTTGCTGCCGTCTCCCTGCTCCGGTGCTGCTACCGGCTCTGGCTCTGGTCCCGGTTCTGGTGCTGGTTCTGGTTCTGGCTCTGGTTCTGGCTCTGGTTCCGGAACGACGGGTATACCAAACAGCGCGCCGTCCCTTGCCAGCTTCCTGACCTCCTCCATGGCCATCCCGCCCATCCGGCGTGGCACCATGACGTATATTCCATCCTTTTCACCATGCATCATCAGGTGCACGGCATCTTCATAATTAATCAGCTGCATGCCTTTTCCTCCCAATATTGATTTCTCATCGTTTCCACCGCGCGCTTTGCGTACCTGCTTACGATGGACTGGGACACTCCCATTACTTTCGCAACGTCCTCTTGCCTTAACCCCTGGCAGACGGTCAGTTCCGCCGCCTGTCTTTGCCTTGACGGCAAAATGTCCAGCATCGTTTTGGCGAAATCCGATAGTTCCGCTTTTTCAAAGCCCTTCTCCGTGTCAGGGATGACGTCTTTTAACGTTATTAGATTCTCGCCGTCGTCATTTACCGGTTCATCCAAAGAGCGGACCCCCGCATGCCTGCGCAGTTTTCTAAGCTCCATGAGTATTTCATTCTGAACGACCGTTCCGGCGAAGGTTGAAAACTTGAAACCTTTTCCCTCGTCATAGGCATTCGCAGCCTTGACCAGCCCAAGCAGGGCGATTGCCTTTAGCTCGTCCATCGGGATCCCGCGGCCATTGAATTTCCAGGCCATATGGTAAGCAAATTTTATATTGCTCGTGACCAATTCTTCCGTATTTTTATCCTTCACTTCTTCACCCCCGTTATGTAAAGTTCTTCAGGCATTCCCCGCACATGTACATGCCGTCATGCTCCCGCAGATGCTCTTTACTTTCGGTTCCGCAGCTTATGCAGCTTTTTTCCGCCCTTCTCATGCGGATCCCGTTTCCCTCCACTAAAATGTTCAAGGCGTCGCCTTCTTTAATCCTTAAATCTCTCCTCATTTCTTTTGGGATTACGACCCTGCCCAAATCGTCAACGTGACGAATGATTCCTTTTACCATTGACTGATCTCCTTTTCCGCCTTATAATAAGGCTATAGTAATTATTGTTAGTTACTGTTGTCCTGTTTGCTTGCCGGCGCAGGACTTTTTCTTTTCAAATTCCTTTATCTCTTCCGGAGTCGCTTTTCTAACTGCAATAATCTCAATCACCAGAGCACCCCCTCGCTTGCTTCAAATAATCCATGTTGATTAGTGCGAATAATACAAGGTATAATGCGCAGGCATACAGCACGATTACTTCTGCCCAACTGCCGGTCTCCGTACTGGCGGCAATGCACATGATTATAAATACTACTGTATTAATAACTGTGTGGATTTTGTTCTTCATGCTGTTCTCCCATATTCAAATATTCGATAAACTTTTCAAAGTTTATCAGGTACTTCTTTCCGGACTTTATAAAGACTATCTTTTCTTGTAAGCACAACTTCCTGATGAATTCATAGGGAAGTCCCGTCTTCTGTGAAATTTCTCCGATAGTTTTCATAATCGGGATTGTTGGCATGTATATCACCTCCTTGAGTTGTTTTTGTTGCTGTTACTTATTCCTGATTGAGACTTTCGCACAAAGCCTCTACCGCTTTACGGTTTCCTGTATACGTTCCGGAATACTCAACGTTTCCGCCGTGCAATGGTTTGTCCATGTTGAGCTGTCTCCCTGCAATATACAGACGTTCCTCCCCTATTATTTGGCTGTACGGTTTCCATTTGCCTTTCACTCTGCATCACCTCCTTTTGTTATTCTTGTTAATTCCATGTTTTTCCTCTATAATGTTTATATCGACATGGCGGTGTCGAAATACATATGAAGGGAGAATGATATGGACAATTCTTATGACCCCTTAAAAAACCTATTTGATCTTCAAAATAAAATCGAGGTAGCATTTAATCCTTCATTATTTGAAAATAAATACCTAATGGATACTTTCCAGTCTGTCGATAAAATACAAAAATCAAGTGGTATTTTGTCAACATCTATCCTTACTGTAGCTGACTGCTTTAAGGACAGATTACAATCAGTAGATTTTACTCAAAAAGTTATTGATAATATAGGTTCTGCTATATGCAAAGCTACGCAAAATTCAATATTGGAGCAAATCAGCCTGTTAGAAAAAATGCTATCATTCGCACCAGACAAGTGTATGAACTGCGTATCTCCTGAATCCTTATCCGAGTCAAGTAAAATAGTGGCAGAGGCTAATGATGATTTAAGTGAATTTGAATTTCCTCCCGAAATAGAAACACTTAAAAATTCTGCATCTTCCGCCTTAGAAAAAAACAGGTTTCTCACAATTGATCAATGGTTAGGCATTATAAGCATCATTATTTCAATACTGCTTTACGTTTTAGGTCAACAATCAAGTTCTCATGATCAAAAAATTGAATCCCAGATGCAAAAGTTGATTGAGTTAGAAACCAGAGAAGTTGATCTTTTGGAGCAATTGATCCAGCAGTCCAAGTAATCTATCCATCCCGCCAAATACAGCTCTGATTTTCAATTGAAAGCATATCAACTGTATTTCCAAAAATATTAGGATCACGTATAATAAACGTATCCTCAGACGATATCTACAAGCTTGATCCTTTGTGGTATCGTCTTTTTTAGCTCCATCCAATAATCTCACCTCCTATCCTGCTTTTTGATCATGCGTATTCTCCGTAATGCGTTGTAACATTCTGTATCGGGTAGGTAGTATTGCAATCTGTTAATCGCCATAAATCAATTAAAGCATTTGCCGTTTCAGGTATTGCTCCCGCTCTTGGAACGGCATTTGTTATTTCTTTCTCAATAAATTTAAGCAATGCTTTTTCTAGTCTTTTTTGTTCCTCTGTCATTTTCTGCCACCTCCCTATCCCGCTTTGTCTTGGTCTGTTTTTTCTAAGAAATATTCGATTGTTACGCCAAAGTAATCTGCCAGAATTTTGAGCTTATCTGCTTTTGGTTTGTACCGACCATGCTTCCATTCACTAAGTGTAGCTGTAGCGATACCAGTATCTTTTGACACTTGATATGCCGTAATCGCCCTTTGATTTAAAAGTTCTTCAAATCTTTCATACATTGTTTCACCCCCCATCATTAAATATAGGAAATACACTTGACATTAGCTAAGATTTCTTATATAATCTAATTACCACCTTAGTTAATTAAGAAATCTTTTTGTTTTGTCATTTATAACTCGTGTTTCCGAGCTATGTATATACTGTACCATAGCTTTCCGAGATTGTCAATGTTTATTTCTCGATTTTCTAAGTTAATTTATATCACATATAGTAAGGAAGGGAATGCTATGTATGAAATATTTCAAGAATTGTTAGAGAAAAACGGAGTAACTGCTTATAAAATCTCCAAAGAGACAGGTATCTCAACTTCTACTCTTACAGAATGGAAAAAAGGAAAATACACACCAAAACAAGATAAGCTACAAAAAATAGCTGATTATTTTGGCGTAACAGTTGAATATCTAATGACTGGCAAAGAAAAAGAAGGGGGTGAAACATACTATCTTAACGAAGAGACCGCTCAAACAGCGCAAAAGATTTTTGAAAACAAGGAATTACGGCTTTTATTTGACACTGCCAAAGACGCCGATCCTGATGACTTGAAAACAGTACATGACATGCTGCTTGCATTAAAGCGAAAGGAACGTGGTGATATTGACTAATACAGCAACGGCAGATATATTTGTTCATTTAATAGATTTACCAGATAAAACCAAAGAAACCGTATGTCCTAATGAAGACGGCAGCTTTACCATTTTTATAAATTCCCGTCTTTCATATGATGCACAGTTAAAAGCCTATGAACATGCGGTAAAGCATATCAGACAAGATGATTTCACTAAGGAAAATGTACAATTAATTGAATACAATGCCCATAAATCTATAGAAAACTCTAACACTGTGCCAATTCCTGCCGTGAAATATTTGGAAGAGTTGGAACGTATACGAAAGCGTCGTAGGAAACTCCAGCGACAAATGAAAAAAGATGAAGAACGTATACGATTTTTAGAGGAAAACTGTGACATGTTTGAACGGATGGAACATCATTATTTATATGGAAATGATCTATGATTATAGTGTATAAAAAGATTTTTTATAAGAACGATATTAAGACGTTTAGCAGCGTTTTGAAAAACAAAAAGGGAAAGAAGGAAAGATATATGAGGAAAAAATATCATGTATTATTTTATATTTGTCTATTTATGATGTTGTGTTTTATGCCAATGAGAGCAAACGCTGCTGTAAAGTTGAATAATATGTCCGCCAAACAAATTGTTAATATGTTTAAAAAATCTGATTTCCCCATTTCAAAGGTATACAAATATGATACTAACGGTAACGACGTATTTAGCAAATACAAGTCTAAAATCAACTTCTATGACGGTAATTATGAAGCTACTTTAAGAGTTTATTACAACGAATCCGATGCAAAGAAACGATATAATTATATTAATGGGTTCAAAAATACAATATTGCGCGAAAAAGTGTATAGGTGTGGTAATGTTGTAATAAATGCAAACCCTAATATTAAAACTGTAAAATGGAATAGATATAAAAAGGGATTGCAGAGGTTAAATGCAGGAAAACAAATCCAAAATTACCCATTATCTCTAAATAAAAATTCAATTACACTTAACGTTAAAAAAACTTTTAAATTAAAGTTAGGCACGGTAAATTCCAAAAAGGTCAAATGGACTTCCAGCAATAAAAAAATTGCCACAGTATTTAACGGGAAAATAACTACTAGATCCGCCGGTAAATGTACAATAACTGCAAAATATAAAAATAAAAAGTATAAATGCACAGTAAATGTCCCTAATCCAATAAATGTGACTATTAAAGTTAATTACTTTGATAATTCAGAGATAGCATACACTATAAAAAATAATAGCAGTTATGATATTACTGTAAGTAATTCAATCACTTTACAAGACCTTTATAATTGGGGATATTTATATATAAACTTGGTGGACTACGAAGAAGTGCCGTGGTACGAAGACATCACATTGCGTCCTAGCGAAAGTAAAGTTTTATATTACACAAACCGCAATGATACCTACGAATATTTTATGGATAATGCTGATATTGAATTAAAATTTAAAATGAATGGGAAGACTTACACCTTTTATTATAACGAATCAGCACCAGGGAAAATAGTAACTGAGATTTATTGAAAAACGAAAAAAACCGCCCCTGCGCCAACAGGAACGGTTTCACATAGATACTATCAACCACGAATGATACAGCATCTATCAACAAGAATATTGTATCATTCACCCGGTAAATTTGCAACACCTGCCGGGCATTTTTATACCCAAAATCAGAAAGGATGATACTATGGCAACTGTTGTACCGCACAAAAACAAAGAGGGGAAAATAGTTTCATACCAGATACAAGTTTTTCGTGGCCGGGATGCTTCCGGAAAAAAATTAAAGCCTTATACAATGTCATGGAAAGTGCCTGAAACATACAAAACAAAAAAGTCGATACAAAAAGCCCTTGAAAAAGCCGTCGGGGAATTTGAGACGTCATGTAAACGTGGCGAGGTGACAACGGATAAGCGAACTCTTGAAGATTACGCCAGGTACTTCATCCAAATGAGTCAGCGGGATTCCAAACGTAAATCCGTTGATTTTTATAATAGCCTTATGCCCAGGATAAGCGTAGATTTAGGTCATATACGCCTTTCCGGACTTACGGCCGAACATCTAAACAAGTTCTACTTGAAATTGCAGACGGAAGACGTAAGGAAGGATAAGAAAGCTATTGCAAAAGATATGCTGCTGAAAATAAAAAAGGAACGCAAGCTTACCAATGTACGGCTGCAGGCCATGACTAATTTATCAGGCAATACCATAAAGATTGCCTGCCAGCAAAAAAGAGTCGCTTTAGAAACTGCGGTTAAAATTGCCGCTGCTTTAGTCATGAATATGGATTCTCTTTTTGACATAGTCACACATGACGGGCAGAAAGGTCTTTCAGCGAAATCTATCAATCACTATCATACCTTTATACATGCCGTGTTGCAGCAGGCTAAGCGCGAAGGTGTTGTAAGGGACAATGTGGCAGATATGGCCTTGCCGCCGAGAGTTAAGAAAAAAGAAGCTGAATTCTTTGAAATAGATGAAATCATAGCCATAAGAGAAGCACTGGACCATGAACCCTTGAAATATCGCATAATGATATATCTGCTGACCGATACCGGAATACGCCGCGGTGAATTGTTTGGCATCCGCTGGAAGTCCGTTGATTTCAAAAACAATACTATCTGCATTGAAAATAATATCCAGTGGTCAAAAGGCAAAGGTCTTTATGCCGATACCACAAAAGGCGGTAAGGCACGGACCGTAAGCATTGCTCCAGAGATCGTCAAAGAATTAAAAGCCTATAAAGCAGAGCAGAACAAATGGAAACTATCGATCGGTGATGCTGACTATAATAAAGACGGTTATCTTTTCATCCAGGAAAACGGAACGGTTATGAATCCAAGTTCCTTAAACCTCTGGATGAGAGGTTTTAAAAAACGAAATAAGCTGCCCCATATCTACCCACACAAATTCCGGAACTCGCAGGCCAGTATTTTGTATGCCTCCGGCGTGGATGTAGTCACTATTTCTAACCGCTTGGGACATAAGCAGGTCAGCACTACCCAGAACATTTATGCGCACATTATGAAGGATTCCGATCGGAAAGCTTCTGATGCGATTGCAGCTGCATTATACCGTAATAATGCATAAATAAATCCTGTCCATAAATAGTCCATAAATCAGTATTTTCAAAACAAAAAACCGTATGCATTTTGAATATTAAAAGCCCCGTAAACATTGATTTTACGGGGCTTTTACTTAGTAGCGGAAACTGGACTTGAACCAGCGACACTACGGGTATGAACCGTATGCTCTAGCCAGCTGAGCTATTCCGCCATATTTGATTGTAATTATCATGGGACCTACAGGGCTCGAACCTGTGACCCTCTGCTTGTAAGGCAGATGCTCTCCCAGCTGAGCTAAGATCCCATGTTATGCAGTTGCTTTTAAACTGCTCTGCTATTATACTATCAATTTATCCAAAAAGTCAAGTACTATTTTCTCATTATATAACTCATTATTTTTCTAATAAGATAACTCATATACTCCATTAAGTACTGAGCTTACATCAGTTTCTCCTTCCATATTCTGTATGGATATTTCCAGCACACTGCCTGAAATCTCAAACAAAATCACATTGTTATCATCCCCCTGAAAAGCCGCACTGTTCTCGCTCCCCTCTACTCTCGCCACACCGCCAGTCCCGGTATTCTCAAAATAAAATTCAA